TGGATTTCTTTTTTTTTACACCCTATACCCCGGGTGCGTTGCCTGTGGCCGTCGACAATTTTTATAGTAACTACTGCAACATGTTTATTATCCATGCTGTGTGTTGACCTAATCATGTCTAAGCGTCAGTAATCATTGGTGTGGGGTCGTATGCACCGCGAAAAGCTCTATAGGCAGTTGCGGCTGTGGCGGCTATTCTACCCGCTAATTGAGCATAACGTACGGCCCGATCACCTGTGTGAGGTTTCCTAGCTTCTACCGAAGATACGGCGTTCTGCACTGCGGCAAAACCAACCGGATCCGAATGGGATGCAGTCAGCCCTTGGACTGAAGTACCTTTGGCTTCAAAAGCAGCCACGACCTGCCACTCAAATGTTTGTGGAGTGGAAGGAGGTGCGTTTGCAATAAAGCCCAAAAAGTCATTAATGTAGGGTCCATTCGCATATGAACCCGCTGCGGTGTACCAATCGATGTCTATTGGATTGTTGGGATGGTAAGTGACCGATTTCCAGGCATCACTTGACGCCGCCATTGGTGAGGCAGTGTCTTCCATCATACAAATTTGCAATGTGAAGGCGTTTAGTTGAAGACTTTGGTGATTCAATTCTTCTATTCCAACTAGTGACCCTCCACGATTTAACATCGGGGTAGTGTTCCGCACACGCAGACCACAGCCTACCAACCGTGCTTGGACGATTGAATTGGCGGCGATACCGAAATAAGGAGTATCTGTATTGGCTTCAAACACACCGGTAGCCGAAGCTGGTGCGAATGCAGTGCCCGTGAAGGTCGAACCGGAAAAATTAACCGACCCCGCTGGGGTGGCATTAGTCGATCCGTTGAATGGAGTTTCAAACGGTTGAACCGACACGAATCCGACACCAGCTGTGCCAGTCGTGAAGGTACCGAAAGCCGTAACAGAATGTTTCAAAGATGGAAAATTGAATTCGGAGGGCACACACGCCGTCTTCCCCGAAAAAGGATCTTCCAACACTTTGAGATAGTCGTTCGCACACAAAGAAAGCCCACTATAAATAGGAGCACCTCTGCGGTTCGCAACCACATTCTTACGGCTTGCCGCTTGTCTCGTCTTACCCTCTGCAATCCCCTTGTTTACTCTGCGAGCCCTTAATCTCTTCCCTTTCGCTCGTGTTCGTTGTTTTCTAGTTAACTCACCGACAGAGACGTTGTTCATGTTGTTTGATTGCATGATTGTCGGCGGCCACGTTCTCACCCTCTACTGGCCAGGTAGAGGGCGGGGTTTCGGATCCTGTGTTCTTTGGAACAGCGGTCCCACTCGGACCGGTTCTCTGTTCTGGGTGCTCAAGTTCGGGTTTATTTGGTCTAGGTTCAATGTGATAACATCTAGATCTCCGAAACCTACGTCGAACTCTACTACCTTTCGTAGGGGAGGACATTCACAAGGATCGAGGTTTATCGGGAAGCGACCCGACATTTTCTCCCTTAAGTAAACGTTTATCTCTTTTATTTGATCCACAGTCAGATCATAGCGCAAAGCCAAACATTCGAAGTTTGATTTGACAACACCAGTAATTTTCTCGGATTTCGGGTTCCATTCAAGATGTTGCATAACCTGAATTTCCCCACTTATGGAACTTTGTAGTGTTTTGAGGGCGGTACGTAACAGCGGACAAGTTGGGCCCATTGTCAATCCCTGACAAATGCCCTTGGCAACGGCCATCGGTTTCTTCTCCTGGGGTTTGATCATGAGTGTCTTCATCAACACCCTTCCCAATTTTGGAGTCCAAACACAACGGACCTCACCGTCAATCTCGTGCGCCGCAAACCACCCTGAGCAAAATTCGGCTTTACAGCAATCTTCCAGTTGATATGATTTTGTTTCTGGTTTCATGCCTCCTGCCGCAATATGCGCAACTAACCCATCGGTTGACGAACCCATGAGTTTCCACAAAGCCCCGGAGACTATCAGAAGGTTATCATCGCCCAGGACAGCCATACGAATATGATCCTCAGCAACAACCCCCAATACTCCACACAAATACGTCAGATGTACCAACGCATTCACCACCGAATTACCACATGATGTGTCGGGTACAGCCGATGCCCTACCCGCTTTCCGCGTCCATTTCAGTCCTGATCTAGTCGAGCCTTTTTGTAATTTCTGCATTCTAAATATATCGGCTTCGGCTTTACTAGCCCCCATGTGTTCATAGAACAAACACTGCTCTTCCATGGCTTCACAATGAATGCGGGACTCAAACTCCGCAAAATCCGTTTCTATTATCACCGGGTCTGTAAACATGTCAATGGAATTCTGGAACCATTCGCCTAAATCGAGAGCCGTGGCCCCAGAAGTGTAATAGACAAAATAATCCTTATTCCACACAGTTTTCAGTTTCTTACCCAATGAATA